CCAACACTTTTACCGTTTCTGCACTTGTACCAGTTCCTAAAGTCATGAGATTTGGAAGTTCTTCAGGTACTTTTGTTTCATCTAACACATATATAATTGTGTCTTCTGCATTAATATTGTTTGTTATGATTGTTTCGGGAGAATTAACCATCCCCTTATACATTTCTAACATCTAATAATCGCCTCCTCCTCTACTGTTTGTAAATATCTGCATGAATATATTTGCTAATACTCTGGTCATCTGATCGGGGATTATTTCGACTTCATGCCAGGTGTTTCTTTGGATTTTTCCCTCGGAGTCAACTGATAGATACGGAATTATGTTTATATCCTGTCCAGGTTGAGTAGTTGGTAGAATGTTCCCGTCTACTTTGATGGTTACCGAGTTGGCTCGAGTTCCTTCGTAGATACCAAACTCGATGTCATGCGTGTGATTGGGTAAGGTTATAGAATGTCGATGATTTGGGATATTGATACTATGTGTATGAGATGGAATATTTACGCTATGTGTATGAGATGGAATATTTACGCTATGTGTATGAGATGGAATATCTACGCTATGTGTATGAGATGGAATATTTACGCTATGTGTATGAGATGGAATATTTACGCTATGCTTGTGAGAAGGAATTTGTACGCTGTGTTGATGATCTGGAATGTCTATCTTATGACCATGATTATATAAATCATGATAATGTTCGCCCCCGTAACCCCACGTAACTGTACCTCCTCCTGCAACCATTAAACGAGTTCCATCAGGAATGGTGTGCAAATGTTTACCTGAAGATCTTGTATAATCCTGAGAAATACCGGGTTTTAATACTTGCACATCCGAAGTCGTTTGAGTTCCGCCACCAGAGCTACTTGTCTGTGTTCCTCCTCCACCTGAACTACTTGTCTGTGTTCCTCCTCCACCTGAACTACTTGTCTGTGTTCCTCCTCCACCTGAACTACTTGTCTGTGTTCCTCCTCCACCTGAACTACTTGTCTGTGTTCCTCCTCCACCTGAACTACTTGTTTGAGTGCTTGCGCCTCCATCGTTTGTAGACTGTGTCGTAGCGCCTCCATCGTTTGTAGACTGTGTCGTAGCCCCTCCACCCTCGATGGCCTTAGAATATGCCCGGAAATTATCAAGTTGATAATTGAGGATACATTTATTAATACGAACCATAGTGTCAGGAATATAAATTTTCATCCTAGCAGGATTATTCTCGTCTGCATTATCAGCAAAAGGTACAATCATTTGATTTGTAGCGCCTTGAGCATAGACCTCATTTATACGAGTACGATCTTGCAATGAGGAGATACTGCTTGCAATGTCACGGGTCCTCTTCGCAATCTCTATTTCGATATCTCCAGGAGCACCGGTGATGTCACTCTTTGAAACGGACACGATCGGAAGATCCTCGATGGTATTGTCTTCCTTATCGATGATGCGGACTATGTCCCCTGGAAAATATCGTTCGTATTTTGAAGGACTCTTCCTATGTAAATCAATGGCTCTTACACTATACGATTTAAAAGGGTTTTTAAGCTCGTCAAGGATCGACTGTCCATACGCCTTTAACGTTTCGGCGTTCTCAAATCGACGATCTACTAAAATACTTGATTTGATTCCGTACGTAGCAGTATTAGCCTCCAAATAAGGTATACCACCATTGACGGAGCAGATATTAAGTTGATTATCACCTTCTCCATAACCAAGACAATAAAGTCTAGTTACGATTGTTGAAGGATCAACCTCTTTTTTTATCTCAACCATATTCTTCTTGTAAATGATATCCGCCACGAATTGAGTTGGGAGGCGTTTCAGATCGAGTTGCCATGGAGTCCTAGTCGTGTCAAATTCCCACCGATAACCCTCATTGAATGGTTGTGGTACGCTGAATAAAGCGGATAACAAATTCTCGTTTTCCCATTTATATTCAAATCGACGATCGAAATCGCATTTTCTTAACTGCCACCTTTTTGTTAATTGGTGATCAAGGATATATCTAAGAACGTGGACCGTCCCAACACCAATATTACCGATTTGATGATATTGAAATAACACATCGTCCATCAACGTAGCTAAGACGTGTTCACATTGATAAACGATATTTCCTTCCGAGTTTCGCGTGAGCGTTGATGGCATAATACGGAAAAGTTCTATCCGTTCGCCACCGTCGAAGATCTCAACATAATTGAATGGCTGACAGTAGATATTCTTTTTGTCTGTCGCTGGAAGGGTGAATTGAGCAGTCCATAACTCATTAAATTTAAGACTGTATCCAATATTGTAAGCATTTTCGAGATATGCGAGCTTTTGCATATTGCCGTCATAAACTCGAATTATGTTGTCAACAACGCCCATTACAACCACCTATCCTTCCATATAATATCTACGAGAACATCTCTACTTCCGGAAGTATCGCTGTACACGATTTTGTTTTCTCCACTGAGGAGTTTGAAGAAATCACTATCCATACTGAAATAACGCATTCCATTTTGACCGTTTACCGTGACGGTCATCTCATCAGTATTGATAATTAATTCATCCCCTGGAGCCAAAGCTAACCACGTGTTAGTCTGATCGTCCCGTAGATTTATAACAGCTTCTCCCTGAACAATCAAGTTCAAAGAGGTCGCTATTATCATCTCGGCTAGTCCAGTACCAGCATAAAGTTCTAGAATACCGTTTCCAGTCCCTCGTAAAACTAAAGCGGCTAAACCAGTTTTCGCTTTGACGTTTGTTGCGTTGGCCGAATCGTTTAAGATAAGGTCAGACTTCGTGGCTAACGCACTGATATCCCGATTAGGAACCGCGGAACCGCTCATTTTTAGAAGAGAGATTCCGCTAATTCCCGTGTTAAATTTGGTTGTTCGATTAAAACCAGAGCGGTTAAAGGGTCGTCTATTCATAACAACCACTCCTATTCCATACTGATCTGAAGATTACCAACCTCGATAATCAATCGGTTACCACTTTGTACGTTCTCGACGCGACTGAAGCTACCTCTACACAGCAAATTTCCTCCGGAAGCAGCCGTCCGTATACCCCAATGAGATACAATACCCCAGTCTGTGGTAGCAATATCAAATTCAATCTTTGCGTTATTCGAGATGACACATTTGCCCCCACCAGCTTGGACCGGTTCTCCAAAGGTAATCTGTTTACGACTGTAACCACCACCAGAAACTTCGGTTCCAGTATCGGCATCGGTTGGATCGTTGATATAAAGGGCCAAATAAAGGGTAGTGGGTTGAGCTACAGCTTGATTGCGAAAAAAATAATTAAGGATAGCTTCCTCTAAATAGTTACTTGCCTGCGACATTTATATCGCCACCTTTCTACGTAATGATATTCCACTAACATTTGTTGCGCCTGTGTTTTTTATTGTGATGATGCAACCTGTTTCAACGGTTCCGTTGACGGTGAGACTAATCTCTTTGATTTGTGTGGTAATATGCGGAGTATTTACACCCCGATACTCCAACGATTCTGCAAATGGTTGACATTCAAAAGTCACCGTAAACGCCTCATAAGGTAGACATTCAAGAAGTTGATCCGCATCAACAGGCTCATAGACACTAGCTTGATACGCCTTGTCTGGCTCGTCATCAAAGATTAATAAGCCTTTTCCACTAAGCCATTTAGCAATATCTCTAACCGTGTCACGAAGTTCCTCAAATGTTACACTCTCTGCAACGCTTATTTTTACAGGAATGTTACGTTTTTCGTACGTATTCAAACCATAATCTATCGTCCCGTGACGACCTGGGATAGTAAACTCGTTTTTTCGAAGACTAGGGAGAACGCTACGATTTACGCTTTTTACTCCTATTTTGAAAGTTGAGGAGTGAATATTCCGAAAAGTTATTCCAATCATATACTAGCTAACCCCCTTCCACGAGAAACACTTTGATTAAGCTTAAATATTTCTTGTGATACTTGTTTTGCGATTTTTGTTATATCGCTATCGCTACGAACATTAAACTCGGCTCCTTTAAACATTCCTTCAAAAGAAAGAACACTTTGATTTTCTGCCTTTGTTTTGTTAGAAAGAGCGTCGATTAAGTAGTCTAAGGTAGACGAGTCTGATTTTATCTCATTCGACATCGAATAGACAAGTCTGTTCGTGCCAGCCACGTTTAGACCATCGCTAAACATGTTATATAAACTCTTCTTACCAGCCTGAACATCCGTAAGATCTAAGACGGGACGAATAGTTGGCTCCATATCCATATCAGAGTTCAAAGCATCTGTTATTTCTGAAATAGCTCTAGATATTCCAATTATAGCACTTTTACCAACGTCCTCAGATGCGTCCGCGACTTTCGAAGAGTAGCTTTTTAAACCTTGAATAAAACCTTCATCGGTGTATTTACCAATATCAGCAAATACTTTAGAAGGCGAATGGATGCCTAACTGATTCTTAGCTGCGGAAATGGCATCAGAAACAACTCCTTTCGCAGCCGAAACAACACTATAAGCTGCGTTCTGTATACCAGTCTTTAATCCATTAATCAAATTACTACCCATTGAGATAAACTCAGGTAATTTACCATTGATTCCAGACAAAACATTAGATATAACATCAGTAGCCGCATTCGTAACATCAGAGCGTTTATTGGAAACGCCATTTTCGAAGTTGGTCATTGATTCCTGACCTTTTGATAAGAACTCTCCCATCTTATTGGTTATAGCTGAGACCATACCAGTTACGACCTTGATAATGGCTTGGACTACATCAGAATTCATATTATCAATACCATTAATAAAACCCTGAATAACATTCATGCCAATATCAGCAAATACTTTAGAAGGCGAATGGATGCCTAACCGATTCTTAGCTGCTGAGACCATACCAGTTACGACCTTGATAATGGCTTGGACTACATCAGAATTCATATTATCAATACCATTAATAAAACCCTGAATAACATTCATGCCAATATCAGCAAATACTTTAGAAGGCGAATGGATGCCTAACCGATTCTTAGCTGCTGAGACCATACCAGTTACGACCTTGATAATGGCTTGGACTACATCAGAATTCATATTATCAATACCATTAATAAAACCCTGAATAACATTCATGCCAATATCAGCAAATACTTTAGAAGGCGAATGGATGCCTAGGAAACTTTTTAATCCGTCTACAGCCTTTTCCCCAAGATTTTTAACAGAATCGACCACACTTTTAATACCACCCGTTATACCGCCAACCATCCCTTCGATCATGGCTCCGGCTAAATTACCCATAGCCTCACCGAGCATAGGAGTATTTGTACGTATAGCATCAGCTAGTCCGTTGATAAAATCAATTACCATTTTGAATCCGGCATCGATAATTCGAGGTCTTTCCTGCCCAATAGCCGTTAAAAATGCCACGACAATATCTACACCGGCAGACACTATATCTGGAATTCCTTCGGCAATACCCTTTAGAAATTCAGCAATGATTTCAAGTGCGATAGCAACCACGTCCATGATATGAGAAGCCACACCGTCAAGAATACCTATAATAAGACGCATACCAGCATCCACCATTTGTGGAACAGAGTTAGCAAGTTGTTCTAAAAGTGTCGTTAAAAACAATAATAACGCTTCTACTACGGGAGGTGTAATTTCTACAAGAACCTGAATAAGTGCCAGTGATATTTGTTTCACCGCCTCCATAATTGCAGGAATACCATTTGATATAACTTTGGCAAATGCTATCATACCTTCACCAATCTTTTCACTAACAGCAGGAATTAAACTTGCTACACCTGTAATAATGACAGTCAAAGAAGCTACAACAGCTGTTGCTCCGGCAGCTCCAGCGGTAGCCAAAGCGGTAAAACCAACAGCAAGTGCTGATAAACCGGCACCAGCGGCCAACAATCCGGCGCCAATCCCCAAAATACTAACTCCGATAAGTGTAAATGCGGCACCAAGACCTAATAAAACTGGTACAAGCGGCGTGAGAACCAAACCGGCGACTCCGATAACGGTAAATGCTCCTGCGATAGCAACCAGACCTTTAGCGATACCTTCCCAGCTCATAGCTCCAAGGACACTGAGTACAGGGGCCAGTACGGCTAAAGCTGCCGCCGCGACAAGAAGAGCAGCGGAACCCGGAAGAGCCCCGGTCATAGCATTCAGTCCAACCGCTAAAATGACCATGGATCCGCCTAAAGCAACCAGACCTTTAGCGATTTCTTCCCAGCTCATACCGCCAAGTTTGTCAAGGACACCGGATATAATAACCAACGCTGTGGATACTGCTATCAAACCAACACCAATACCAACCATATTTTTAGGCATTAAATTAACCGCCAAAGTAACTACACCTAATGCTCCAGCCATTCCGATAAGACCCTTTGCAAGTTCTTCCCAGTTCATAGAGGACATGTCCTGAACAGCAGAAGCAAATATCTTCATAGCCGCTCCAATAGCAATTAACGCTACGCTGGTAGAAATAACATGTTTAGCATTTCCGGTAAGATTTGTAAATAAAGTTATCTCTGTAAGAAGCGCTCCGATGGAAAGTAAACCTTTGCCTATTTCGCCCCACTCCATCTGCCCGAAATCTTTGCAAGCTGAAGCCAGTATTTTGATTGCTGCCGCTAAGATAACTATTCCGGTAGCAGTGGTTATAGATTTTCCGCTAAATTTCGCTGTATTCAAGAACAGAGAAATCTCCGCCATTAATACGCCGACACCTACAAGACCTTTACCAAGTTCTTCCCAGTTAAGTTGAGATAAATCTTCGCAAGCTGAAGCCAAAATCTTTATGGCTGCCGCAAATATAACCATTTGAGTAGCACCTTTAATTATAGTAGAAGAGCCACTACCCATAATTTTAGCAGCCGCAACCATAGTTGCAGTTAAACCTAGAACTCCAATCAAACCAGTTGTCATTTCATTGAAATCAAGTTCGCCTATTTTCTTTAAAGCCGAAGCTAGAATAAGCACCGCAACCGAAAGTCCTATCATCATCGTTGTGGTTTTAAATACACCCTTAAGATTATCGCTTGTTTTTCCAAACAAAGCCATTGATCCCATCAAATCGGCAAATAATACGGTAATCGCCCCTAGAGAAGCTGTAAGTTTTTCGCTGTCGATTAAAGATATAACCAAAATAGACGCGGCAAGAACACCAATTGCTCTTGCTATTTTAAGCAAAGTACCAGCTTTCAATTGGGTTTGATATGCCTCAAGCGCGTCTCTCACGGCATCGAAAATATCGACGATTCCATCGGTAATATCTTGAAACCCTTTAAATGTATCAGTCGCACTTTTTAAGAACTTCTTTAAACCGATTCCGATCCCGCCAGCAATAAGACTGTTAACTATATCAAGAATTCCTTTGAAATCGGCATTTCCGATCTTTTCAACAAGACCGCCAATTAATGAACCGAGCGCTGAAACAATTCCTCCGGCAATAGTCTTAACGCCTTTCCAAAGAGCCTCAAGAACTTGTAGAAATTTACTATTGGCTAAAGCTTCGCCCATAAGTTCGATAGCAACTATTACTCCAGACTTCATCTCTCCGGCCGCTTCTCCAACTTGTGCCATTCTCTCGTGTACTCTTTCGAGTAACGAATGGAATAGTTCAAACCCTGGAAAATCAAATTTCTCGGCAATTAATTTTACAAAATCTTTAACTGCCGTGACTGCCATTTTGATGAAATCGGCTACACGCTGAACGGCCTTATTAAAAATGTCGGTAGTCTTAATCGTTTCGTCTAGTTTAACGAGCCAGTCTCCAAAAGCTCCGGTTACGCTTAGGATTCCACCTCCAAGGTCACCAAAACTACCAAACAAAGGCTTAATAGCATTAAATACAGCTGAGAAAGCCTGTTTGATAATATCCATAATAGCAAATAAACCTTTAAAGGTACTTTTTAGATTTGCAGAGGCGGTTTCGCTTAATTTGAGATGTTCGGTTAATTTACGAAGCCCTTCGCTAAATGCATACAGTTGCTCTGCTGTCATCGGAGGAAATATTTCTCTGAACGCTTCTTTAACAGGTGTAATGATACTCGTTATTCCTTCAAAAGTGTTTCTAAGAGCCTCGATTACCTGTGTCCTACCGCCAAGGTCTTTCCACCCCTGAAGAAGTGCGTTTCTAGCATCCGCCGATTTGTTAATAAGTCCACCAAATATATCGCTGATTTCAGTGAGTAGTTCCTTAGCCTCTTCGAAGTCACCCACAATAATCTCCCAGCTCTGAGTCCATCCAGATTGAGCCGCTTCTTTAAGAGTGTCAAATAATTGAGTAAAAGTCTTAACTTTAGTAGCGGCATCATTAGCAGTTTGTCCCATTTTGATTATGGATTTAATCTGTTCATCTGTATAACCCATAGTTCGAAGTTGATCTTCATTAAGATCGCCCGTAAACTTAGCAAGAGTTTCTGTTAGAATCTCAGAAGTAAGCCAACCTTCTTTTAGTGTTTCACGGAAACTACCCTCTTCTTTAATCATCTGATCAATAGCAATACCATGAACGCGAGCAGTTTCTTTCAAAGCATCCTGAAACACCTGACCACCCATACCGGCATTTACAACCGAGTTCCAGTCTTGAAGTTTTACAGTACCAGATGCTAAAGCCTGAGAAAGTTGATACATAGCCGTACTTGCCTGTTGACTTGTTGAGCCAGAGACGGCAGCCAAGTTTGCAATACCTTTGATTGCCTGAACAGAAGTATCCAAATCGACACCGGCGGCCGTGAATGTGCCGATATTACGAGTCATCTCAGTAAAATTATAAATGGTCTTATCAGCATATTTATTTAGTTCATCTAATGCAGCGTTAACCTGTTCAAGTGTTGTACCCTTTGAGGAGGTATTCGCCAAAATAGTTTGAACAGCATTAATTTGAGTTTCATATTCCTGAAAACCAAATTTAATAGGGTCTATAAACGAGGAAACAAGTTGCTTTCCGGCATTAATCGCGGAATTGGTTATATTAGCTAGAGCTGTAACCCCCATAACCTCTAAAGCAGAGAATTTAGCATGTACAGTCTGAACAGCACTACTAAGTCCGGACATATCACATTTTTTAGCGGCAGCGCTTACATTCTCTAAACCCTTAGAAGCTCCTGTAAGATTTAAGCTTTGTTTAAGTTTGTCAAGAGTTGACATAGAAGTTTTGACATTCTCTTCAAACTGCTTGTTGTCAAACCTCATTTCGACAACTCTTTGATCAATCGTTGTGCTCATAGCTTAATAACCTCCTTCCACGCAGAATTTGCAATTTTATCGAAAATAGGCTGGATAGCAGGATTGATGTAATCTCGACCCTGTACCCAGCCACCATTTCTAGTTCCATGTCCATATTGCAAAATAATCGCTATAGGAACTCCATTTTGAATATTTGAATTGTAAAAATTGATTGAAACTGACCCGTTCTTATGTATAATCTTGTAGTACCAAGAATTAGCAGTTTTTCCGGAGTCGATAGGTGTTGCAGACGCAAGGGCGGCTACTCCCTCTCGACCATACTTATCAAGATCTCCAAGACGAACGGCCTCTTTTGCTTTTTCTAAGAAACGTGTCAGTTTAGAGAAGTCGCCTTTTTGTCTGAAACTTATCATATAGATTCTCCTTAACTTAGTTTAGTAACATAATCAAGGCTGATCCAGCCAGCTCCAGATTTGAGCTTACCCCAGCCTTTTGTAGATCCAATCCCTTCAGACTCGGCTACAATAGTAAAAACACCTTTTCCGGTGTATTTTCCAGTTTTATCGTAATTAGTTCCGGGACCTTTGCGAATATTTAAATTTGAAATAGTTACTTCGACACGATAAGGTTCGAATTTATCCGTTTGAACCGTTGTAGCATCATTAACACCAAGCCGTTTATTGACTTCCGCTGCAATTTCAGGATGCTTATTATAGAGATATGTCCCGGGACAAGACTTATTCGCGAACCATCTATGGACCGTCATGTTTTGTTTATCAACCTTACCAATAAGCGACTTATCGCCTTTCCAAAGAAGCTTCTTAATGCCGTTTCTCTTGCAAATATCAGTAACTAGATCTAGAAGAGCAGCATAAGCTTTATCATTTACTGCATATGGTTCTGTTGCATCTGATGCTACTTCTATGGTAATAGCACGGTGATCATTTTCCGCATTAGAAGAACACCAGGAACGGTCTTTTTCTTCGACATACATTCCGATCCGACCGTCAGGCCCAATACCATAGTTAGAAGATGCCTTACGAGAAGGAGATGCAAAAATATCACCTAGAGTCTCCACTGAGCATTGACCGGCAACACAATGAATTGTAATGGTGTCAATTTTATGGTTCCTTGGGCTGGTCTTGTTTGGGCTAATTTTGGTATAACTAACCAAAGGACTATTACTCATGATTATTCCCCCTTGATTCTTTGAATCTGTTTAATCATTTGAACCACTTTGTCGTAACCAACCGTTGAGGTAAGGAATCCAAGATACATAAGAATAACAATTTCAATTCCGATCTTCAAAGAAAAGACAATGTCATTCATGATGATATAGATGACGCAAACAGCACAAGCAATTATAACTGAAGAAACAGCGACTAAAACATTAGAAGAATATTTAACATTTGTTCCGTCAAGAAGCTTCTTGATTCCTTCGACCGTTAGATTTGTTACAATAGAAACAATCAAAAGCGCTGTAGTTAAAAAATAAATAGGCATGGTAAACCTCCTTTATTCAACCAACTCGTCTTCTTCAGACGAGAAGAATGTTTCGAAAAGAGCTTTTAAGAAATATCCAAGCATTACTCCAATTATGGTATTGGCGATGGTGCTAGAAAGTGATTCTGCAATTTGCTCTTTATAACGTTTTTGTGGTTTGTTATTCATCGCCTCACCCCTTTGTATTTAATTGTTTTCTACGAGCAGCGTTCAAAGCAGCATTACGACTCATAATTTCTTTTTTACTTCTTTTTTTAGGAGGCTGATTTTTAATATTACAAACCTTAATTAAAGTAAGAAGACGGTTAAGATGCCATTTTTGGCATTCAAATGGTATATTAAAAGCAATCATCCAATAATAAATAAGCTCAGCTGTAACTTGCTCTCTACTGGGTTTACTGTTTTTTTCATCCGAAAAATAAGTTGCCGTCATCGGGGCATTTATATATTCGTTAATCTCTTCAATGTTTTTATTTGTGAGGTAATTGTAAACCTCTGGATCCACGTTTTGCGTGATTGTCATGCATTTTATATAATCCAAAATTTCTTCAAAGGTTTTTTCTTGTTTTGACAAAAACGGTTTACACCATTTAGATTCCCATTTTGAAATAGAGACGAGGGAATGCTCCAGTTGTAACGTCTGCTCCTTTGTGATAACGAATTCCTGTTTCCGCTCGTCCCATAGTTCAACGGCTGGTA